TTTTCTACAACATCAGGAGCAACTTTATTTAGTGCTTCTAAACCTTTATTGGGTAAAGTTTCACCACCACCTGCTGCTGTAACTACTTGACCTAAATTTGGTTGATTAACAGGTGGAGCTATAATTGATGTGTCAACAAAAGGTTGTGCAGGATTGAAGCTTGCGCTTGGCTGATTTGGCATAAATGTATTTGTTGTTGCAACAGGTTGTGCTGCATTAACATTTGTTGGAGAAAGAATATTTCCCATTGAAGCTGTATTTATATTTTCATAGGGATTTAATGTACTTGGTGTAATGTTACTCAGTTTCTCAATACCTTGTGGAGCTATTCCTGTATAACTTTGAAATGGGTCTATAGAAGATAAGGGAGCTTGAGTTAAATTTGCAGAATCAAAACCACCAGCAGAACCAGAATAAGAATCTATTAGATTGGGTGGTCCATCTTGACTAGCAATAGTTGGAGCATTTATTGTATTAGGATCAAAGTACATTGTTTCTGGTGAAAAACCAGGTTGAAAATTAGGATTGTAATCAAACAATGTTCTTGCTGGAGCAAACACTCCTGCGTTTGCTGTCAAAGAAGGTGTCTGTGATAACAACTGTTTTGTTGCTATAGGTAAAGAGTTATCTATATATGGAACATCTGGAGCTACATTTGTATAGTCTGTCATTCCACCTTCTTGATAACCAGTAACACCACCACTTGCTGAAAAGCTTGGGCTTGATAAAGAATAGTTTGGAGTATAAAGACTGATCTCTGGATTATCTGCAAAATTTTGTCTTTTACCTGCAATATAGCTGTTATACCTATCTTGCGTTTCTTCATCAAATCGTCTTTGTGAGTCTAATATGCTTGAGCCACCTGAACCAATAGCAAAAGGTACAGCAGCCATAGGTGAGGTAGCTGCTGTTGCTATATTTCCTACACCCTGTTTAAGATTTTCCATACCAAAAGGCTGACCATCAGTCACCCCAAAACCAGATTTAAAGTTTTCCATTCCTGTGGAATACTTATCAAGATTATTTTTTGCAGAGGCAAGTGCGCCAGCAGATTTACCAGCTTGAGCTATAGTGGCTTGTGTAGAAGGTGTGCCCATTGCTTGATCAAATTTAAATTGTGCTGATTTTGGTACACTTGGAGATCGAGCAATAAAATCTTCTGCTATGAGAGTTTCAGGAGTAGGCCTATAGTTTGCGGCTGTCATATTCATTCCTGAACTACCTCCTGCTTTAGCAATATCAGCGATAGGACCAGAACTGCTAGGAGTTAAATCTATATTTCCTGCCTGAATTGCACCTTCTGCTGCATATTTCGTTGCTTGATCAGTTGCATCTGCTGTTACTGCTGCTGTTGCTTGATCTGCTCCTAATTTACCAATTCCCTCTATACCTTTATTTACACCAAAGCTTGATAATCCTGCTAACAACCCTTCTTTTAAATCACCAGTGACAGCGTATTGAGCTAGTCCACCACCTATTGCACCTGCCGCAGCCATTCCTATTGCTTTACCTAAAGCTGCTTTACCAAGATACGATCCAACAAAAGGTGCAATAAATGGTAAAAATGCTTCAGGTTGACCAGTTTGCGGATTTACAGTTATAGGCAATGCTTGAGATAAACCTTTAACTTCAGCAGGATTAACATGAAGAAGCATACTGTCTCCATAACGACCTTGTGCTGCAACATTTCTGGTTTGTTCTTTTATATTCATTTCTTCATCCTAGTAATGATTTTATATTTTTACCTATCTTCTGTTGTTTCGCAACCAAACATATTAAAACTCATATTGACTGCACTTGTATAAACTTTTACAACATCTGTTTGATTTAATGTTATACCTAAAACTATTGATAATGAATCATTAGCTGCTACAGATTTATCATAGTATATAAATTGTTTATCGTCAGCACTAGCACCCCCAACATGAACACTTAATCTAAATGTTATTGCAGAACCTGTTCGATTTGCTGCAACAATAGAACTAACAGTAGTTTGTGTCATATCAGGCACTGTGTAAAGTACAGTAACTGTTGTTGCCGCAGGGTCTAATTGTCCTAATACTTTAAGGTTATCAGCCATGTTTCATGCCCATTAATAAAAATTGATGTCTTTTAGAAGCTTTGCTTGTGACTGTTGATTGCATTTGTTGTACTTTTGTAATTTTATTATTTAGGTCTGCTATTGTTTGCTCTATGATTCTTCTTGTTTGTGATTCATTAGCACGATTATATTCTGGACTAGAAATGGGTAAAGATATTGTTCTTATGTCTTTCATTATCTTCTTCCATCTTGTTTTATGTCTAGCCTTATATCTCCTAGTCTCCATCCGAAACTACTAGAATCGCTTGATATTCTTACCGCAGCTTGTCTGCTTCTGGCCCTAGTGTTTACAAATGTAGAAGATGGGGTAACATTTATAGTTTGTAATGTAGACAAATCTTGCAAAGGATAGTCTCTACCTTTTATTGTAAATGTAACAGTATCTGAAGTTGTTTGCTGATCTCTAAATTGTATATCTGGTATTAACTTTGATATAAAGATAAATCCTTCTCCATCTGGATTCAGATCAAAGTCACTTGATTCTATAAATGAAGTAAATGTATCTGTTCCATCACCATGACCAACTTCATGCCTATAAATATAATTTAGATTAGTTGTATCATTTTTGCTAGTTGCAAGTGGCTTTTCAAATATATTAGCTTCATTCCAAGCTGTTCTAACAAAGTTATCTGCTGTTGTACCTATCGACCATGTGTCTTCTAAATAATTAAATAAAACATACTTGTCTATTTCTGTGCTTGTACCTGAAGGATAAAACCACATAATTTCATTTACACTTTCATTGGCAGCTGCAAATACTTTAAATGCTTGATCTTGATTTAGGTCTGAAAAAACATAATCTAATACTGCACATGGAAGTCTTTCCGCAGTTCCAGCATAAACAAAGAATCCATCTCTATCCATAAAGTAGACTCTATTGTTTGCATTAACAGCTGCGTTTGGAGCTATTAAAGATGGTCCTTCTGCTACTTCTGTAAATGAAAAAACAAAAGGCTCACCTACAAAACGCATTGATACTATTCCTGCATCAGTCCATATAAGAATTTCTTGTCTTGTTTTTAATGCAGAAATAATTGTAGAACCTAAAGAAAGCTGTACACCACCAGCTTGGTTTGTTGCGGTTGGAGTCCAATCAATAGCACTTTCTGTATCTGAAAATCTTACTAACAATGGGTCTATAGCTGAAGAACCTATAGGATTGCAGCCAAAAGCAATAACGTGCTTGTCTACATCTGACATCATGATTTGTAATACTGCGGTTGGCACATTACTTGCATTTGATTCTGCGGATAACAAAGTTGATCTAGTGGATGCACCGCTAGATTTATCCCAAAAGAATATTTCTGATGCTCTTGGTGCTGCTATTATATCATCGCCAAAATTATCTATTGACCAAAATCTAAGTTGATTTACTGGTGATAAGTCGGTGGTTGATCCAAATCCTCCATCTCCCCAAGAATTGACACCCCAACCTGTTCCTCTAGCATAAACATCTAAACCAGTATTAATTTGATAAACACCATCTACTCCTGAACCACCATTACCTGTGTCAGAACTATTTGCAGTTACAGTATCACCAGCAGTATCTTTTGCATTAAAAGTATAAGTATCTGTTCCTGTTACAGTTTCTATTTGATACTCTTGATTTAATACAGTAGCAGTAATTGTTCCACCTAAAGTAGCTGCACCTGCTATAGTTACAAAATCTCCAGAAACGCAACCATGATCATCATCTGTAGCTGTAATTAAACTAGAACCATCTGTAGCAGCAAACAATATTCCATTTGTAGTTGTTGCTCTTATAGGTGTAATATCGCTTAGTGTATCTCCAATAATCACATAAAGTTTTTGATGTGTTCCAAGTATTGTAATATTGTCTCCGTTAATGGCTTTATATGTGTGTATTTTTCTTGCTGTACCAACAAAGCTGGTTTCAATGTATTTACTCCATCCACCAAATCTTTCTGGTCTGCCTTTTCGGAATCTTACTTTGTCTGCATCAAACCAACCACCTTCGTTGCTGTAATTAGTGCCTTCTCGGTTTATACCTGGTTTAAATATATATTTACTTAATGCCATAAATTAAACCTCATTGGTCATCGCTTGTAGTAACTGTTCTATAATAGACTACAACTTCTTTTAATTCATTTATATATCTTTTAAGCTCTTGCATATTATATGCCATTAATTCGTAATCAGGCACTGACATAGCAAAGAATACTATTTGTCCTTGATCTTTTTCTATTCTAGCTAAAAACTGATCAATGTTTTTATCAGATACTACATACCAATAGGGTTCTTTTAAATCTATTTCTCTTGGCAAAATTGGTTGAGCTATAGTTCTTTCTATAGGTTTAGACTTAATATTAATCGTCTTGCTGTTTGGTATCAGACTGCAACTGCAAACCATCATCGAGATTATCAATACTACGACTAGCTTTTTCGATGCTTTCAAATACATTTTTTGTTCCTTTATTTACTTTCGGTTCTAGCAAATCTGGCTTAGCAGCCGCTAATTTTGTTAAATCATGTCTTTTAAATATATCAAGATAACGATTCATTTCCGATTCTATTTTTTGATTTTTAGATTGTATCTTCAATAAGCCTTTAGCTTGCGAAGCAAAATCATTCTGCAAAGTAGTTATAGTTTCCTTTTGAGTTTCTACTGCACCTTCAAGCACTTGATTGTTAGACTTTAATGTAATGTTTTCATTGTACAACCAATAAGAACCTAATCCTAAAACTATAATAATACCTATTAAAATTTGATTCATTAGCAATTCTCTATAATATAATTTAAACCAGAAGCACTTCTGTATTCTATTAATACGTTATTTTCATTTACAAACTTTAAGTGATTATTTTTTTTAATTAATATTTTTTTTGTAATATAAACTTTATCGTCAGAATCACCATATTCTTTATTAAAAGAAACAGTTACTTTATACTTTACTTTAAACTTTTTTAAAAAATACTGTATAATTTTATTCATAAGTATATATTTCAAGTGCTTTTGTTTTTCCTTTAACTTTAATAGATTGTAGTTTCTTTAACTTATAACCACTTGCTTTTTTAGTTGACTTGCCTATTAGTAGATTAACATTTCTATCTTTTGTGGCACTTTCTAATCTTGCTGCTGTATTAACGGCATCCCCAATAGCAGTGTAATCAAACCTAGATTCTGAACCCATGTTGCCTATTACAGCTATTCCTGTGTTTATTCCAATACCTATTGCTACAGGAGGTAAGTCTTCTTTTTGTAATTCTATATTTAAAGATTTCATGTTTCTTATAATGTCTAACGAGCAATCAATAGCTATTTTTGGATGATCTAATAAATCTAATGGTGCATTGAATATAGCCATCATTGCATCACCGATGTACTTATCTACCATTCCTCCATGTTTTTGTACTGCTGATTGCTGTGCAGTTAAAGCTTTGTTCATAATGTAAGTTACTTTTTCTGGTGGAAGCAACTCAGACATAGAAGTAAAACCTCTAACATCTGTAAATAAGAATGTTGCTTCTCTTTTTTCTCCACCCAGTTTTAGTAACTCTGGATTTTTTTGTAATCTTTTTACTTGTCTTGGGTCTAAGTAATGTTCAAATTGTTTTTTAATTTGCAGTCTAAGTTTAAATTGTTCTCTAAATCTAAGATAAAAAGCAATGGATACAGTAATAAATTGAGAAATTAAAGACCAACTAACATCTATAAGAATACCTTGTTGTATCAAGTAATAACCACCAAAAGCAGTTAATAAAAATAATATACTGGTAAATAGTATTCCGCTACTTATTCCAAATACAATAATAAAAATCCAACTTAATATTATTGTTGTAAAAATTATTAATATTTCCGCAGCTAAAGCCCAGTCTGGTATATAGGGGCTATCTTGTATTAATATAGATTCTGCTAGTGCAGCTTGTATTTTGTGAGGCTCAAGCAATCCTGTTGGAGTGGCTATTTGTGGCATAACTCCATTTGCAGTTATTCCTACAAAAACATATTTATTTTCAACATTCATTTCTGCAAGTGTAGTTTCTGGAGTGTCTATCCAGCTTATCCACTTTCTACCCATACTATCTGTTTTTACAGGTGGTATTCCTTTTATAGCTACTTCTTCAATACCATTGTCATTTGTTTTTATAATGTATGTTCTTGTTGATGTAAGAGCTTTTAAAACTTGAGTTCCAAATGAGGCTATCCATCCATCAGGAGTTCTTACTAATAATGGTATCCTTCTTACTAATTGATCTATTTCAGTTGGTGCAATAGCTAATCCTTGTAATGCACCTTCTGATAAAGGCTGTATGTTTTGTTTAACTCCAGTAGATAATATGCCACCAACATTATCACCTTTTATAACTGTTCCTGTTGTTTTTGGATAACTGCCTTTTCCATCTTGAAACATTGCAATAACTGAATTGCTATTTTTAAGCGATTCAGAAAAAAACTGATCTCCATTCATTCTGTCTGCTTGCGGAAAAGATATAACCCATCCAACTCCTAATGCTCCTTTTTCCATAAGACTATTGTTTATATCACCAAGTCTTTTTCTTGGAAAAGGATAACCGCCTTCGTTTTCTACATCTTGCTCTGTAATGTTTAGAATTACAAAGTTTCCTGAAGGTTGTTGTTTTTTTATAAAAGCATCAAATGTTTTTAACTTTAAAATTTCTGTAGGAGTTGATTGATATATAACAGGCAACATCAGAACTGTAAGTATTATAAATATTAGTTTTTTCATTAATCGCTCTGTGTAATAGTTATATAAGAACTACTGCCTCCATTTACTTTGACAATATTGCTTACACCATCTTGATTAAAAACTACTGTATAAGCTTCGCTACCATCTAAGTCTACTTGCAGATATTCATTTACTGCTCGTCTAAGGCTAACAACATTTCCTGATATAATTGTAGTTATTTGAGTATCTGGGTCTTTACCTAGCAAAGTTCCTGATACTTGATTGCTTATTGACTGAGATAAACGATCTTCTTCATCAAGTATAGCTAATGCGTCTATTACATTAAGCAGGTCTTCTAAAAAATTTACATCTAAATAATTTATATCTAATTCTGTAAATTCAAGATTATCTTCTTTAAGAAAATCTTCAGCCAAGTAATCAATGTCTAATCCATTAAAATCTAATATAGTTTCTTTTTTTGTTACTACTCTTTCTTGTATTACTTTTTGTTTTTTAGGTGGAGTAACAATAAGCATATTATCAATTATATCTAAAGTAAGATTTAATATAACTGGTTTAGATGGCTTAGATTCAAATACACTGACAGTAGTAGCCTGGTAAGGCTTATTCAATAAAACTGTACCCATTGCAGTAACAACTTCTATTTCTCCACTAGAAAGTCCAGAAGCATCAGGTAACAGTATTATTAACGATCTACCTAACTCGTCTACTGTTGCTGTAAAATCAGTACCTCTAATTGCTATATTAGCTGTTGGTGTTTTTAAACTAATATTTTTTTTATCTATTTTGTTTAAATTACCAGTAATAAATCTAGCTGTACCTAAACCAAAAGTAAGGGCCATTTTAGATTTACTTGGATTAGGATCGTATATGTATTCATCAATAGTTAATTGTGAATGTTCAGTAAGACTAACTTTGCTGTCATCTAAAAATGTTATAGACATTCTTCCATTTGCAGTAACAGCTTCATCATTACTTTGTATTGAAAAATTTAGTTTGGCATTTAAAGGTTCATTTCTTACTATTTGTGCAGAACCATTTAATTCAGATATGCCACCTATTTCAACATCCGACTGACGTTCCTTGATCGTTTTGGATGACACAAACTGAGGAAGAAGCATTGCCACCAACAGAAATAATTTTAAGCCAGTCATTATCTTGTGTACTCAGTTGTTGGATATTAAATGTTCTTTGTCCACCTGTATGATCTAAGTA